CTGTCCAGTCACACCAAGGATGAAGTATTCTGCATCCTTGATGTACTGCCCTATCAATTCGTTCTGCGTTGCGTCAGTTATGTCCGCCCGCGCCTTAAACAACACAAGTTTTTCATTGTCCGTCATGCGTTACTCCTATCTTTACGACTTCTTGACGAGGGTGATAGTCATGGTCTTTACGGGCTTGCTGTCGGTGGCGTTTACCAGCACAACATGCGCCTTGGTATTTGCGGCGGCAGCAATCTCGGTCGTGCTGGAGGTCCAGTCAGTGGTGCCGTTCAGCACGCTGCCAAACGTGCCGATGTTGTCAGCGGAAGAATCCAGTTTGTACACCCACTTGTAGCCAGCAGGAGCAGCCATCTCGTCGGGGATGACGATGAAAGTGCCATTTGAGGCGGTGGTGCCTACAACAGATTCAATGCCGCAATCAGCGGGCAGCGCCTGCAAGCCGGTGAACTCGGTGATAGCCACAACTTTGCTGTGGTCGTAAAGGTACGCCACGCAATGCTTGGACGCGAAGATGTTGTCCCTCATGTAGTCAGGCTCACGCTGAACCTCAATCAGAGTGCCGCGCTTGTTGACAAGGCGCAGAGCACCGGGCTTCACGATGAAGTGCTGCTTTTCCTTCACGGTCGTGTTGTTCTTGACCTTATTGGTGATGAGGATTTGACAGCCCCAGATTTCACCAACTACATCACCATTAATCATGCGCTGGCCCATGTCAGATGCTTTGATATAGTCTGCGTCCTTGCGGAGTTGCGCGAACCCAGCCGCGTCAGTCAGTAGGATTTTCGGACCGGTCAAGTCCTCACCGAACAGCACAAGCGCGTCCGCAATGTTGTCAGCAGATAGGGTGCTGTTGACCCACTTGCGGTTAATGTTCACACCGTTGAGAACTGAGAACAGTTCGTCATCAACGCCCTGGTCAATGGCACGCGCCAACTGTTTTGCGGCCTCGTCCATCGGGTTGCCAAACCCAGACAGTCTGGCCTCGTCCGTGATGCTGATGGCCTTGGCGTACTTGTGAACGGTGGCCTGCGTGGTGCCTGCCTCCAGTTTGCCGGTTGCGATTTGGCCGTTCTCGTTAACAACGGTAGCCTTGCCGATGTACTTGAACGCCGGAAACTTCAGCGTGTCACCGGGCTGGCCTACCAGGGTGTTATCCTCCTCGGCCAGCGGCAGCAGGGTAACGTTGTCGCCCAGTTTGGTTTCTACCAGGTCGGCAATCACCTCAGGGATGACAAGGTTCGCTTTCAGAGTATACTCAGACATTGTTTATTCTCCTCCGAATAATTTCTTATATTGTGATGGGTCTTTTTGATACAGTTCTGCACGTTGTGCATAGGTTAGTTTTTCAGGCTCAGCAATGGTTGTACCCTGCGCCGGTTGCCCAACCTTGGGTGGGTTTCCTTTGAGCCGTTCGTTCACGCCCTTTTCCACGGCCTGCCGAAAGACTTTCTCAACGGCGGCAAGCGCCGCATTGGTCGTGTCCGCGTCCGTGTAGGGCAGCACCTCCGCGAGTTCGACAGGCAAGCCCTTGTCGCTCAGTTGTGACTTGGCTTCTGCCCTCAACTCGCGCTTGGTGATTTCCGCTTCACGCTGGGCGAGTGCTTTTTGTAGTTCCTGACGCTCATGCTCCGCGCGTTCGTCTGCGCTCATCTTCGCCAGTTTCTGCGCCTCGGTGACCGCCTTGTCAATCCGCGCCTGTGCGTCCTTGCGTTCGCGTTCAAGCCGCTTGTCGATGATTGCGTTGAGTTCTTCCTGCGTGAAGGTCTTTGCAGGTGGCGTCTCCTGCTGCTGCTCCGCCTGGTTGTTATCCTGCTCGGGTTTCACTGCGGTCTGTTCGTCAGCCTCTGCGAACCGCTGCAAGTCCAGTTCCAATAGTTTCATATTCCCCTCCCGTTTTACGCTCGTCAGCGATGTCCAGGTTCTTTAAGCCCTGCCAGTAAAGGGCATGAAAAAACCGCCTAAGCGGTTAGTTCGCGAATATTTCAGGGTTATCGTTGATGATTTGAAACAAGCCCCGCGCCATTGTTTTTACAAGCAACTCCTCATCCTCTGATTCTATGCCGCATTCCCATATCGCACCGTGCAGCAGTTCATGCAGGAAAGTTTGTTTAAGACGTTCTGGGTGCATTGGCCGTTCAGTGTTTAACTGTATTTCGCATGCCTCGGAATCAAACACGCCATAACATACGTCATTTGTTCCGTTGAGCGGGTTCGCCTTAAATACTACCTTGTAATCAATACCGCCGATTCTAACCTTGTCTGGTATCCGCATAATCCCTCCAATCAAAACAACCGCCCATTGAGCGGTTGCGCGGTGCCTTTGGTTATGGTACAATGCAGTTAATCCAAGTAATTGGAGGTGGGGCGTTTACGCCCGGAGGCTCTCGCAAGAGAGCCTTTTTTATGGGATATATACCATATCCATACCCTATCCATACCCTATGGATACAACTGTTTCTGTTACTGTATCTGTTACTGGGCATACAAAAAGCGCCCGGAGGTGCTTAGTATCAATCAAAAACCGCCCGGAGGTGGTTGAGTAGGTTCCTCTACACTATTGTTTTGTTTCTCCCTGTATCTTTTCGCCCATTGTTTCAATTCTCCCAAGATGTGCCCCGGTGTCCGCATCATACGCTAACACTCTGCCTTCTTCATCTTGCTTAAAAACCACGCGCATATTTCTACCTCACTATCATCAATTTACCACGATTCACCACAACTCTGTAACACACCCCGTTTTCCCCCTCGTTTGCATCATAGGCATCATACCCCAACCTTGTCGCCATTATGCCCGCATCTGATGGCAAGTACAAAGTCTGGATCAATTCGTATGCTTTGTCATCATTTATATTACCGTTCTCCAGTATTCTCATCAGTCGGCTTTCAGAGGCAACTTTTCCGGGAACCCTTCCTGCCCTTTTCCACAACCAATCTTTGATCGGTTCTCTTAATGCCTCATCGGGGACATATACTGTATCTGCGTGATCTGCAAGTATATTCGCATATTCCTCAAGAATCTTTTCAAACTTCCCTATTTTAGAATCGGGCCGCATTGTCATTTTTTCAACAACAGACACTCCCCCTCCCTGGGAATAACCCGTTGCAATTTTGTTCGCTTCGTCTATCGGGTTATGCCCCTTTGTGGGGTCTGGTACTGCTGCAGTATACATTCCTTGCCCATACGCAGAACCGCCTCTGCAATCAAGATACCATTCACCTGAATCAAGCGAATCCTTGTACGCTTTGGCAACTTCTTCAGATGGGGCTGAGTACCCCCGAGTCATATAGGGCGAACCTTCACTTATCCTCCTATTGAACTCATCTTCTGTTATTATCGTTGGCTTTCCATCATATCCCCTCGCCTTTACAACAGAACTAACATTCAGTTCCACTTTGTTGGGATCTTTGTTCGCTTCCCCAAAGAAGGTCGGGTCTTGCGGTGCCTTTCCTTTCCTCCATTCTGCTATATCAGCGGGTGCGCCGTCCGCCTGCCACGCCTTCCACTCCTGGTATTTCATGTCGCGCGGCACATACACGCTTTTGCCATTGGCATCCCTCGCCGCTCTTGTCAAGCCCTCGCGGGTCAAGCCGTCAATCACGGGGGCCACGGAGGACCTGCAGTGCGGATGCAGAGGAGGGTAGTTAACGCCCACCTCCTTCTCCGACATTTTAAAGATTTTGCCGTCCAGCCCGCTGCACATCTCGCTCGTTCGGCTGTCCAAGGTCGCCATGTACTCGTACTTTTCGATACCGCACTCATCGTATGCCACCGCCGTGGTTTGCCCTGCCACATACGCTGATTCCGTGCGGATGAGCCGGTTCGCCGCGTATTTACTGTACTGCGCCTCGTTCTTGAACTTGCTCTTGACTTGATTGCGCCATTTGTTGAGGTCAACCATGCCGCGTACATCCTGCATCGTCATGTCTGACAGTTTGCCCATGCTCGATTGCTCCATCAGCGCGCGGTCGAGTATCCCGGCCATTGCGTCACGGTTCTGCCAAACGCTCGTCGAGTAGTGCGTACCCGCCCACCTGCTCTTGAGGATGGTGTCAAGCGCCCTGCGCG